GATGACTTGTTCCCAGGCTTCTTGTTTAATATCCGCTACTTCGTCCAAAACGGCGTAAGTTAAAGAAACGCCTCGTAAGGTATCCGGTCTGTCAGCTCCCCTGACATAAATCATGGCTCCATTCACTAGAGTAATGTCCATGTTATTAATATGGCTACTAGAGATTACGTCACGACCGATTTCCATTAAGACATGCCAGATAATCTGTCGTGCTTGGCCGTTAGTAGGAGCGACGTATAAAACAGCACTACCAGCAGGGCATCTGAGACCTTCTATGAGTAAAGTAGTCGCTGCGAGACGGGACTTACCACACCTACGTCCAGCGGCTATGACCTTAAATCGAGCTTTGTGTTGGAAGACTTCTTTCTGCCAGGGGAGAAGGCTAAAGTTTAAATCAGCCAAGTTTTTCCCCTTCTATGACCTGCGGACTATCAATTCCTGTAATGTTAATAGTCACCGCACTCCTCTGAGCTTTATCCTTCTCAAACAAAGATACAGGGAGTAATCTATCCATACAGAGTTTAATCATCGCACCTTGATGAGGGTGTTCATCGTTCATTGCTATTTCTAAGGCTTTCTCTACTACGTCTTTACCTCTAGAGCTTATTAAAAGACCTTTTAACTCTTTAAGTTTATCTCCATCAGTCTTTAAGAGTTCAGGATTGTTCGCAAACCTTTGTAGAGTTAATTTAACAGAACCTTTGGGACGGCCTTTTTTCTTGGGAATCGTACTGTTAGTAGTACTGCTAATCGTACTCGTCGCTTCTTCCATTTTTTCTCCTTTGGGTAAGGATACATCAAAAAAGTGAAATTGGCTTTTTTTGTGGAGAGGGGGCACCTGCAAATTTCTCTCTAGCCAGCCGACCCACCCCCCCCCTATGTTGCATCGCACCATGAGAATGATTCTCACTCTCACCAGGCCGACCTGCCGATTGATAACCACAGAGCCAACGTGGTGACAATTTTTTGCGTCACATACTGACAAAGATTGTCACAATCTGCGGTGACTGTTTAACGTGAATCCTTTGTAATCAATAGTTTAACATTCTGGCATGGGTGTTGCATGTATAACGGCACGCGCCGGACGTTTTCCGGTTCTCAGATATGGAGCAGAAAATGAATTGGAACATGCAAAGCGAAGTATCACGCGCCAATGCTTTTGGCTGCACTGTTGAGCAGCTGCGTTCGCACCATGCGAAGAATCGGGAAGTATTGCGCGAAATGCTGGCGAAGGCTGAGAGCACCGGAAAGAAAGTAAACGGATACACGGCACAAAAACTGCGCGCCATGATTGCCGATGCTGATCAGCTGGTAAAAGGCGGGTATTAACTGTCGCACGTAATACCGCCGCCGGACGGTTTCCGGCTTTTCAGATATGGAGCAGAAAATGAACAAACACGAATTCATAACCAAAACAGAATCTCGTGACACTGGAGGTCATGTAATCGTTGATCTTGTAACGCTGGAGTCTGGTGTTGTAATTGGGATATCTGCCGATTGTATTTGCATCTACAGAGATCAGGAAGCATTCGATAGAGGCGATGCTGATAATTGTATTTATTGATTACCGCGCCGGACGGATTCCGGCATTTCAGATATGGGGAAGATCATGCAAATGCAAATCACACAAAAAGGCGCACTCTATTCTTGCGAGTGCGGAAAATGCGGGGCCACTCTTTATGCTCATGAATGGGCAGATTGGGAATTCAATGAGAGGCGCGATGCAATGGAGAATGGCACATTGCGGTGCAATGATTGCCCGGGCACTGCCGATGCTGATACGTTTTCGCAAATGCCCGGTAAATGGTATGCGGCGCGTTACAGCATGTCCGGATATCTGGACTGCACCGACTGGAACTACGGCAAGAATCTTTCGGCACTGCGGCGCGATTTGCGCGCCATGTATGGCTAGATATTTGATTTATCCGCGCCGGTCGGTTACCGGCATTTTCAGATATGGAGGCACCATGAAGCGCTACATCAAGCAATTTCGCGTAGAAACCAATGCTGGCCGGATCGTCGGCCATGCCGACAGCATCGAACACGCCGAACACTTGGCCAGCAAAGGGCGCGGCCGCTGGATTTTCCGATGGTTCGAGGGGCGCTACTGCTGCGCCCGCCAGTATTAAAATCGATACCGCGCCGGACGTTTTCCGGCCTTTTCAGATATGGAGATAATATGACACGAGAGCAGCTTGCTAACGTCTACATTGATTGGCGTAATAATTTTCTGACGATTGCCGGATTTGCTGAACATTATGGCCTTTACGATAGCGAGGCCGAAAAGCTGCTGAACCTGGCCCGTCAATGTTTTGAAAATCCCCATCCTGATTATTAGTAACGCCCGACATGATGCGCCGTGACAGGGCGCATTGTGGCGCGTGTTGCGCCTTAACTTGGAGCTTATCAGACATGGGACAGTATAACGGCTGGAAGAATTACGAAACGTGGCTGGTCTCGCTGTGGATAGATAACGATGGCGGGGCGGACTATTGGAATCAAAGAGCGTTAGAAAAATTAAACACTACCAATTATGATCAATTGGTTAGAGGCCCTCAATCTTTGGCCGACGAAATGGAGGCCTACTATACCGAATTGGCGGATCAAGTGATCCCGTCGCAAGGTATGTTCAATGATCTATTCAATTCCGCCCTGCGTGAGGTGTCTTGGTATGACATCGCCAGCCACTACCTGGAAACCGCCGAAGTTTAATATTGCGTCGCACCATACACGGGTATAAAACCCCGTGTTTTTTGGCATTTTGCCCCTTGTGTGCAGTGCAACAAATTACAGAAAGGCAGGAAAATGGACAAATTCTATAACGGTATAGCGTGGATTTTCGCCGGCTTTATAATGGGCGTATGGATTCTTTTCGGCCTGTGGGTCAGTCTATGATGGCAATCGTCTATGCTTTTATTGCGTTAATAATCATCATATTAAGAGGATAACATGGCAACATTCAATCATTCGAACATGTTCGATCTAGTTGAGAGTAAACGATGGCAGCACGATGACGGACGGACGGCCAGTTTATACGGAGCTGTTCCGTATCATTCAGACCCTACAGGTTGGCGTGTGGTAACGGTAGGCTGGACGGTAGTGCATAAGAAAACCGGCATCGTAGGGATCGGCAGAGCGCCCTGGAAGACCAAGCAGGAAGCAGAGAATTGGCTATACGGTAAATAAATACTCAATAAAATCAATCGGGCGCCTTCGGGCGCCTTTTTTTCGTGCTCAATTCTAGAGTGATCGTTCTAGATTCGAGAATCGCGAATAACCCTACTCGCGGTAAGTCATATATATGAGTTGGGCGAGGTGCCTCAAGTCCCTCTTTTCTTTTAACCTTATGTTATCTACTTTATTGCCTCTTTCTAGCGTCCTGCTGTTTTCTATCCTTCTATAGGATTACATTAGAGGCGTTCTTCCCTTCGGGTGGCATCAATCCTTGGTTCGCACTCTTTCATGCGTTTATAGGCGATTCTGGGCAATCCTCATCGGTTTTGAACCAATCCCTCTGTTTATAACCTTTTGCGTTTTTAAACTTTTTGCCTAATTGTCCAGAATCCTCGTTTAATTCAATGTTTACTTCAATAGATTCTCTTGGCATCCAGTATCTATACCCCTTCATATAGAAATACGCATAAAAGGATAAAACCTCTTGATAACCCCTAATCAGAGAGCCGTTACCAGCCAATAGTAAAATTTTACGATCGACTGGGTTTAACGGTCTCTTTATCCACTTAGCTTGTGGCTTATGCGGCCTGGGCATCAGGGTTCGCAGCTTCTTTTACGGTTTCAGTCTCTAGGGTTAAAGGTTTATTTAAACTGTATATATATACAGCTCTCGGCCCTTTAATATAATTTTCTTTGATTTTTTTATATTTAAATACCCTATTATTTTTGGATAAATGCCAGAGCAGCGGTTTAATGTTATTGATCCCTGTTGCCTGTTGGATCTGTAATGCAGTCATATCCATCTGCTTTAATACTTCTACTATCTTGTCTACCATTTTCATTTTTTTGCCCTGTATTGTTTAACTTTAGTCCACCCGTAACGGGTTCGCACTTCCACCATGTTTCCTTCGATCTTGTTACCAGCTTCCTTTAGGTCGTGAATCCTACTTGCTAGCCTGGTAATCCCATAAAGTTTAAACGCCTCGAGGCTTGTAAGCGGTTTCTTTTTTAGGTGTTTTAAAACAATATCATTCTGGATCATCTTTTGCCCTCATTTAGTTTTTCAATCGTTTGGTAATGTAATTTGGAATCTTCGGGGTCTATATAACCCTCTATTTCATCTTCTGATACTTTGAACTTAATATAAGGATGGTCGCACTTTCCCTCCCTTTTCATTTGAAGTTGAAATGAATTCGTGCAGTCTGTGCAAAACCAGACTTTATAGCTGGGCGGATACTGTTTCGCAGCATGCACCCATTTGTTAAATTCTTCATGGTCTGTGCAGTTAGGTGGCCGTCTTACATGAAACCTTATAAGGTCTCTCATTTAAGTTTATACCGATCCCTACATGGGGCGCATACTCCATGAACCAGTCTCATTGAATGTTCCCCACATAGTTCGCAGTCACCAGGCTCACCTTTTACCAGATCAGCCTTTTTCCTTACTGCTTTAATCTGACTGTCTAACATCTTGTCCGCGTAGTCGTTTGCTACGTCAATTTCATCGCTCAATTTAATACTCTCTCATCTCGGTATTTAAAGGTAATGCCATCAGCCTCTACCCGATACATTAATGTTCCAGGATATACGTCATCTGGAAACTTAATGTGACATTCCCCGTTATTTTGAATACATAGGTAAATCAACGCGGCCTCAATAACTTCCAGATCATCATCGTTCACAAGTTTCCTTTGTTTCTATAAAGTTAAATATATTAAACATTATAGATAATATTAAAAAATTAACTTCGCAGATCAACACAACCATCATCTAATGTTTTCCAGTTTCTCTTTATAAAGTTCAATCATTTCCTCTAAGTCTGATCTGGTATGTTTAACAGTAGTGTATTTGAGCCGCATTAACTCGTCAAAATTATTTTGACCGTATTTTTTAATAATAAACCTGGCGTAATCATCTTGTCTCCCGCCCATGAAATGATTATCTCGTCTACATTGTGGATGCACATTCCTTTCATCCCACCTTACTGATCTGTGTTGTCTTTTAATAAAGTGTCCCGCGTCAACGTCTTTCCAGTATTCCAGCTTTCCACAGGTGCAGCACTCTACTGTCCCGCCGTAGTCCGCGTCTTTCCGTCTAATATATTCAGAGAAGATCTTGTCTAGCTTTTTCTCAAGAGCTGAGAGTGTAGGGAGTTTCTTTTTCTTCATTTGTTTAAATATTCAATGATTT